ATCTGATGGGAATGAGAAGTTGGATTGTAGAGAAACTGAATCCGGCGCAACCGTATATTGCGTCACAGGACCCCTATAATCTACCCGAATCTATAGTAGATTACAAAACCGCATTTCGTGAGATTGAAGTAGTTCACAGAAGTGTAGAAATGATAATTAATGCTTTAGTGTCTATTCCCTTTGTAGTTGACGGTGGGGCAGCGAAAAAAATTAACAAATTACTTAACGTCAAACCTAATCCTTTTGAGGATAGGGTCCGTTTATTTAGAAGAGCATTTTTAGATTTTTACCTTGACGGAAATGCATTTTTCTACTATGATAAAGAAAGTTTATATTTATTGCCTGCGAATGATGTGGAGGTAGTTGCTGATTCAAAAACATTTATTAGTCATTATAATTATCTAATATANGATCAGCAAACTGATTGGTACGGATTTGCTAAAGAAACAACCCGAGATGCCAAGATAACATTTACTCCCGATGAGATTATTCAAGTAAAAAGTGATAATGATCAATCGATTTTTCGTGGTGATAGTAAATTAAAAAATCTTCAAAGACTATTTGAACTATACTACGAACTCTTGGATTTTCAGCGTCAGTTCTTTAAGAATAATGCGATTCCAGGGTTGGTTCTAAAAACAGATAATGTTTTAAGTAGTAAAATTAAAGAACGTATGTTAGAAAGCTGGAGAGCTAGTTACTCTAATATTTTTAACGGAGCACGAAGTCCTGCTATACTTGATGGCGGTTTAAACGTTGATAGATTTAGTGAAATTAAATTTAATGAACTAGATTTTGAAAATAGTGTAGAACGTATACAAATGGATATCGCTAAAGCAATTGGTGTCCCATATGTTCTGTTAAAAAGTGGAAATAACGCAAATATATCGGCTAACGAAGTCTTATTTTATAATCATACAGTTATTCCTGCTCTCCAACAATTTTGTAGTGCTTTTGAACATTTCTTTAATGGCGGTGTTTATATTAACCCCGATAAGAGGTCAGTTGCGGCTCTCCAACCAGACTTAAGAACACAAGCTCAGTACTATTCTACCCTTGTAAATACAGGTGTTATAACTCCTGATGAGGCGCGCGAAGGATTAGGAATGAGTGTAATGGATACAGACGAAACTAACTGTATTAGAGTACCTCAAAATATTACTGGAAGTGCTACTGACCCAAGTCAAGGTGGACGACCTAGTGAGGATGAAATTCAAATAATAACAGAGGATAACGAGGATTTAGCGAATGAATAAGACATTTTACTTAAATAGTAACTTCGAANCAAAAGCTATTTCTANCCGNAAGAANACAGGTCTTAAAATTGCAGGTTATGCTAATACGACTGANAAAGATCGTACTGGAGATATTGTAACCGCACAAGCCTGGGCTAAAGGCGTAGAAAATTATAGAAAAAACCCAGTCCTTTTATATCAACACAAACACGACTGTCCTATCGGAAGAGTCGATAAAGTAACCGTTGATAGAAAAGGACTTTTTGTTGAAGCTAATGTTAGTGATGCAGCAGAAAAATTACACTCAGTACATTCCTTAATTAATGATGGAGCATTGAAAAGTTTCTCAGTCGGATTTAGAGTTAAAGATGGAAAATACGACCAAAAAACTGATTCAATGACAATTACGGAAGTAGAGTTACTTGAAATTAGTGTAGTAAGTGTTCCCGCTAATCAAGAGTCTTTGTTTAGCGTTAGAAAAAGTTTTGAAGATAACCACCAAGAATATGCTGAATTCGTAGAGAAATTTGCGAATAAAGAAACAAATAAAAATAACATTGACACTCGTGAGAAGGATCATTTAGGAATTAAAGTTGGTATAACTGACATTGTTGCGGATCATTATCATACTTATGAAATTGATGATTCCGGTAATGGAGTTACCACTTATGCTTCCCATAAAATGAACCATTATCATATGATTGAGGATTACGATATCCGTTCTGCGGATTATCCAGTAGTCCATTCTCACACTATGGCAGTGTCAGCGAGGCCGGTAACGGCCCAGCCAGAAGAAGAGGAGATTGACAATATGGACAATATTGAAAGACCTTTATCTCCCTCAGAACAAATGGCTTCTCAAGACACTCCAGACACTGGAGTTACGGTAGTTGAAGAGATGTCTCAAGAGGATTCTCAAGTTGAGATCAAGGCAGAAGAATCTTCACAAGATACAAATATTGAAGCTACCACTGATGAAGATTCTGCACCTCAAATTGACGAACCTATCGTTGAAGAGAAAGCAGAAGAAACTTTGGAAGCTTCATCTTCGAATGAGGAATTTTCTGAGGAAGAAATCAATGAAGAATCAGATCCTTATGAACCTATCCCCTTTGTAAACATGCTCTCGACGGAAACGGCAGCATTGCCACATGATAAATGTGTAAAATACGATGGCAAAAGATTTAAAATTGTCAAAGTAGCAACCGCCGAATCCCCGAATTTCAAATTTTTAGAAATTGACTTAAATGGAAATTCGAGAGATAATAGTATAACAGTTGATGCAGAAAAATTAGCTGTTGTCAATACATGGGATATCGGATCGAACTATGATATTTCTTTAGCAAATATCTCTAGTCCTTCTCACATGACGGATTCTGATAGAGATGAGATTAAATCTACTTATTTTAATCTTGCTAATATCACTGAACAAGAAGCTTATCACCTTAAAGATAACGATCTTGTTAAATCAAGCGAAACCTACCAACACAAACTTAATACCCTACTCAACCTAAAAGCAACTTCTGAAAGCGAATGGGCAGACTCTAATTATAAATATGCCCTGTATGCGAACACCATGATTGAAGAACTGAAAAGAATAGAACCTAGCGCAGAGCGTGACGTTTTGTTATCAGTACATGGTGTAAAATATGAACCTAAAAAGGAGAATGATAATATGGCTACTCAACCAGTAGGTGACATTGTCAAAATTGATACTGGGGCATCTGAGAAAAAGAGTGAGGAGACGGCAGCAGTCGTTGCTCCTTCGGCTCCGATCGAAGAGGCACCCCCTGCATCAGCCACTACCGAAGTCTCAGAGCCGCGAGTGGCAGAACTGGTGCAGAAAACTGGCGAAGCAATCATTAAAGAAGGCGACGCCAAGGATCGTACGGAGACAGACTTTACTCCAGTCGAGACTGAAAAAGTTGCAGAGATGCAAGCGGAGATCAATAAGTATAAGGAGCAGATTGCAGCTTATACTCAAAATAAAATGGTCTACCAAGAGAGCACCCGAACTCAGCAGCAGTTCTCTCCTCAAGAGATGAGCAATGCTTTTATGCTGTCTAAAGCTCTTAATAAATCTGACCCATTTGACACCAAGCTTGGTGCCAGAATGAAGGCAGTAACGTCAGTTGATGCGTTCTTAAGCAACTTCTCAACTAACGTTTATGAAGAAATGCAGCAACAGCTCGTAATCGCTCCAATGTTTGAGCGTATTGCNGTTGACGCGCGTAACTTCCGTGTCCCCGTGGCCGATGAAGATACNAACGGAGATGTGGCGCAGTTTGAATCAGGCACGTTTGCTCAGAGTATTTCTGATGCAACTCGCGTTCCTGTTACTCGCCAGAACACCATTTCTGCGGTAACTTTCTCGCCTAATAAGTTTATGGCGACTACGCATCTTGCTAAGGATGAAGAAGAGGATACAATTCTTCCACTTCTTGACTTCCTTCGTCAGAGTGCTACCCGTCGTCTTGCCCGCGCAATCGATAAAGCGATCTTGCGTGGTGACGGAACTTTGAAGGGATTCCATGCAGCTCCTACTAATGCTATTACAGCAGGTAGTGGATACCAGTGTGTATTCAAGGGCGCTGTAACGCTTGCTTATGATATTGCTGGCCTCCGTGAGAGCACGGGTGCTATCGGTACTAAAGCACAGCCAGCTGATATCGCGGATGCCCGCGCTAAGCTTGGAAAATATGGTCTTCAACTGGGTAATCAGTTGGTCTTCTTGACTTCGGTCGAAGGATACAACTCTCTTGTCCAGGATAGCGATTTTACGACAGTCGATAAATTTGGACCAAACGCAACGTACCTCACAGGTTCGTTGGGCGCCATCTTCGGAATTCCAGTGGTTATCACTGAGTTCTTGGATGATGTTGGCGCAGCCGGTAACCAGATCGGTCTGCTTATGTATAAGCCAGGCTTCTTGATTGCCGAACGCCGTGGTATGGAGATTGAGAGTGAATACGAGCCTCGTCAGCAGGTAACTGCAATGTACATGAGCACTCGCTTTGACTTTAAGGCTTTGACTACTAATACTAATGCAGCTTTGGATGCAACTAAGTACTCGTACGCAGTTGCCCTTCACTCTGCATAAAACTTAAATCTTAACCGGTGGGGGGCTTGCCCCCTGCCCACATAAGGAGAAAAGAGCATGGCTCTACAAAAATTTGTTCATAAAGTTAGCCCAGAGCTAACTCAGGACGCTCAGTTTAAATCTTATGGTGCTATTCCAGGAAGTCAGTTGACCCCTGGAACTACTGTAAAGCTTTATCCTGGCACTTATTCAAACGTTACTGTAGCTAACGGTATTACGATTGAAGGAGTTGGTGGTGTACATGATGTAACACTTCCCGGTATCACAGTATCTTCGGGTACTTCTGGTAACGTGGTAGTTCGAAATGTAACACTTACGGCTGCTGGTAATGCATTTAGTACCGCAGTTGGAACGACTGCGACCGTTAAACTTCAAGAATGTCATTTGACAGGTTCGACTCATGGTGTTCCNTTCACAACTAGTGAAGGAAATGCTGTTTGTCATGAAGGAAGCGGCGCTATTACCCTACAAGATACCTACATTACAGGCCCATGGCGTAGTTCATTGAGGACAGCAGCAACTGCCAATATTATTGGTGGTGTTATTACTGCTACTGCCTCTGGTGACCATGCAGGTTTGGGGCGGAGCCGCAGCTAAAGGCACGGTTTCGTTTTGTTAATGCAGCCCTTCGTGGCGCAGGTAAATCGAATGTTACTGGTGGTGCTACTATCCAGGCCGATACTAACATTGGTCGCGGTGGTGGTATTACTGTACCATCCGCATCTTGGGGTGGCACGACTACGCTACCGTAAGCGAAACTTTATAAAAGTCTTAGACTTTGTAATTTTTACTACAGGGGTAGGTGTAAAACATACGCCTACCCCTTTATTTCTAGGAGGAAAAACTTATGTCAGTACTTGACACAATTTCAAAAATGACTCCGCCAGAGGCACGCGATTATCTAAGAGTTAATGGGTACGCACCTGGTGATGTTGAGGATTTAATGGCACAGTGGAAAGCTGCTCCAGTAGCAAAAGTTATGCCTGAAGCACGTCCATCACAAACCCCTCGTCCCGCTCCAGCTCCGGTTGTAGAGGATGACGAAGACGACGACGAGTAATTAGGAGTAAATAATGGCTACCTCTTATGGTCAATACACATATATAACTTTAGCGGAAGTTAAAGACTATTTATCTATTTCTAGTAACACACATGATGCAAGATTAAGTAATCTTATTAACTTTTCGTGTGGAGCTGTAGAAAACTATATTGGCCGAGAGGTTAAAAGTAATGTTTACACTGAAACTTTTGATGGAGGTCCACAAGCTGTCTTTGTTAGTAGATTACCAATGAATAACGTAAAACAAGTTACCGAATATGACGGTAACCGTTATGCTGAACTTGTTGGTCCTGCTGCTGATGGTAGTTATGTTAACCAAGATTGGGAAGATTCTAATGTTACTGCAGAAGGCGGAGCAACATTAAGAACCAGAATTAAAAAGTTTGGAGAATCCTCAGTTAAGTTAGATGGTGCAGGAGATTATGTAACTATTAATGACCCTGATACTAATAACCCTAAATTCGAATATGAAAATTCTGATTTTACTATTGAAGGTCAATTTAGATTAAATCTACTTAATAACAATAAAAGTTTAGTTTCTCAAGTTAAAAATGCTGATAATTTTTATTCCTTGAGATATAATAGTTCGGTAGGTTTACAATTCGATGTTTATAGTGGTGGAACTCAAACTATGAATCTTGCTCATGGAACTACAACTGGTTACGCTGCTAATGCTAATAGTTTTATGCATGTTGCTGTTAGTCGATCAGGAAACGATGTTAACTTATATCGTGATGGTTCTCGTTTAGCTACTATTTCTACTTCTAACTCGATGCCAACCATTGGAACATCTTACGATGTAGAATTAGGTCGTCAAAATTTAGATTCTACTGAAGAAACTACTGGCTATATAGACGAAGTAAGAATTTCATTTTGATAAAGCACGTTATACTGGTGCTACGTTTACTGCCCCAGCTTATCCATTTTCTACTGATAATGATACAACTGTATTAATTCATTTTAATGGAACCAATAATTCAACTGCTTTACAAGATGATGCGGTTCGTGACCCAGACTATGTTTGGGTNGGCGATACAGGAGAAGTTCAACGAAACGTTTCGGGAGCTACCCAAGGTCGTCAAAAAATATCAGTTATAGGAACTCCTATGTGGGCTAATTATCCTAAAGCTGTAAAAGTTACTTATGATGGTGGATACGCTACAATCCCGCAAGATTTAAAAACTGCAACAATGGATTATTTAAAGACACTATATAAACAAACTGAAGCTAATCAACGGTTTAGTTTACAAGGCGAGAGTGGTAGTCAATTTAATTTGGCTGCTTCTGGATGGCCGCCTCATGTTCGTCGAATCTTAGATATGTATAGGATACCGTTTTAATGGCTATAGTTCAACCTATTATGAGGGCTAGAGTAGCAATTACTGGAACTAAGCTAGAAAACACTCTTAAAGCAGCGTCTAAAGCTGGCCCTGGCGTAAGAGAACGCATTTTTAAAAGTATAGATGAAAAAGCAGCTGTAGCAGTAGGAGGTAAAAAAGCGCCCGATGAGCGTGGCGTACCGGATATATTACAAGTTCCTTCTGGGAGTATTCTCGGTCAGTTGCTTACGCAAGGAACCGGTGTTGACCCAGATATTGAATGGAAAGCGGTAACTTCAACAAAATCACCAGAAATTTTATCTAGTGTAGCCTCACACAGTATTCCTTCTTTTAAGGAATTAGTTAAGTCGGGACAATTGACTATTGAGCAAATATCTACTGATATTGCGAATTCAATTGGAGAAAGTGAAAGAAGAGTAAAGAGACAAGAATCTGTTGTGGGTCGTATGCCACGAGGAGCAAAGGATCTAGCAAAGCAACAAGGAAACTTATCTCGTGCTAGAGATAAATTAGCTTATAAACAGGCTATTGCTCAAGATTTACGAAATATAATCATAGAACGACCTGGTGATGTTATGGCATTACTTGGA